CGACGCTCCATGTACCTGTCTACAAACGCATCCCCCATGTCTGCCATTACGTTGTGGAACTCCACAACCCCATACCCGTAATTAGTGAATGGCGCACAGTCTGATCTGTCCGATATCTCTCGAGATCTCTTTATTTCCTTGGCAGATTCTTTTTCTGATACCAAACATTCAAATATCGCTCCAGTGAAACAGTCGGATACGGTCAACGCGTCGAAGTTGTCTTCCCCGTCGCAGGACAAATACATTGTCCTTTCTGCATCGGGATTCGGCTCATGAGGGTATGGCCACCCGTATATGGATGCCTCAACGTATCTGACGCCACCATTTTTCAGTGTTGAAGCAAGATGTTTTTCGGATGACGGATCACCAACATGATTTGCGTCAACGTAAATTCCATTAAATCCATAATCAACAATCATTTTTGCATTTGGAAAAACCCCGGCGCCCATGCAGATTGAAACGATTACGTCAACTTCCTTACACATTTGCTCAACGGTGACCAAATCTTTGATGGCCCAGCTATTAGCGCGACCAGCTGTTTCTTGCGACCTATTGGAAGAAGCCCAAAATACCTCATGGCCATTTCTTAGCCCTGCGACAGCTAGTGATAAACCCATTTTCCCTGGGTTTAGTATTCCTATTTTCATTATTTTTCCTTAGCTCTGTAGCCGCTTGGCATATATATATTTGAAGAAATTCTTGCTGCCTGTGGCTGACTAATTGGGTCTACAACATTCTCCAACACGGAAGGGTTAGGCGTTCCCTGACAGTACCACCCAAGATACGAATACCTCGAACCGGAAATAATGGGCTGAACCTCATGTGCCGCCACATAGTTTGACGGAAATAAAATGATTGTTCCTTTTTTTGGCTTTACTGTTATGTCTAGATAATTAAAATAATGAAGGCCGCCAGTAAAGTTTGTCCCATCCACCTCGTCTTCACTGTCTACGCAGTCATTCAGATAAGCAACAACAGAGACAACATTTCGAGTGGCTAACTGATCTTTAGGGTGAGGTTTGCCGTATTCGTATTCCGTCTGAATATCGGCATGTAGTCCTAAAAAAGATCCAGGCGGGTAGGCGACTATGTGTCCACGAATTCTCCACCATATGCACTTTCCAGCTAATGGAAATTTTTCCAAATAGTCCTGAAGGCAATCGTCTTTTGCATTCTCTATGTAGTCAATTGTTTCTTGTACTCTCGGAACAGAGCTTTGGTGAATCAGACTTCCTCTCCATGGCATACATTCCAAAGAGTCTCTCTTGAAGAAGTAATTACTTTTATTTATGTATCCATCTTCACCGGTTATTGGATCAATTCCTGGAGTGTACATCGATTCGCGTTCTGCCGTTAGCGTTTCATGACAGAAGCTGCGCACCCATTCCCAGTCGAGGCTAAATGCATCTTCGTAAAGTACTACCCCGCCCCCTAGATGCTTACCTATCGGATTCATGCTCGCCAAGTTCTATCATGTATTGCATATAGTCAATTACTGCTTCAATTAATTTTTTTCTTTCATCATTCACCGAAATATGATTAAAACAACCGTAAACAGTATCTACTGCAAATTGAACTAAAAAATCAAAAGGAGGAGGGCCCCCGTTAAACTGCTCATATTCAAAAAAAGACAAGTTGTGCCAATCCCATGGTCTAAATTTTAGATTTCTTTGGTGCGGAAACCAGCACGGATAGTGCCAGGCGTGGCCAGCATGTCTCATATCGGGATGAAGCTCCACCAATGTACCTATAAGTTCCACCGGGCATGGGCGACCGTCTTCGTAAGGTTCTTTTCTAAACAAATCATCACTGTTTGAAAATGCTCGTTCGAGATCGCCATTTTTGGTAAATAAAAACTTTTGGCCAATTAGGGGTTCATTTAATAAATAGTGATTTGAAAATCTATACATTGAGTCGTATTTTTTATTTTCATCTCTTAGCGGCTCAACTCCGACAACATTAAAATCACTATTACCTACTAACTTTTGAAATTCCAAAACATCATCCGGGATATTGCCATCGTAACAATAAACAAACATTGTAACTTTTTGAAACAAATCGGAATACTCCGGAATGGCGTAAATGCCTTTTGTGAAGACCAAAGGAATATGATCCGGATTTGGCCCAGTAGTTTCATCTTTCGCTACACCCTCTTTTCTCCACGTGTCGCCAAAATCATCACTAACGATACTTTTGTGTTCTTCATTGAAAAAAGGTTTTTCATTACCTACTTCACAACGGGTAAATATTCTTTGATCATGCTCCCACCCTGGTGAAAAGGAATGCAAAACTGATCTGTTATCCCAAATTACAACATCTCCCTGGTTCCATGACCAGCTGTATCTCAACTCAGGAGAAAGCAATTGATTCTGCATGTATCTATTGAGCCTTTGGAACCACTCCGGATTTGTTCCATCGGCCATGCGCATGTCGTGTCCTGACCAAAGTAACATTGTTTCTCCGGTTACTGGGTGAGTACGTAAAGCTGGATGCGCTCCGGACCCCCCTGGACCATTTCTTGTCAGACCAGTTTCGTTAATAAACTCTGTTGTTTTCAGCAATTCTTTTATGTCTTCGGGGCAATCTCTATAAGCATTTACGAGACTATAAAAATGGGTTTGCCCAAAATTCGGAGAGCAGGTGAATGTGTCCATCCTCAGGGCAGTATATGAAGGGATAAGCTCAAAAAATGGATTATCCATATGCCATTGAGAATTGATGAACCACTCAACCTCTTCTGTCGTAGTGTTCTGATTTCCTGCATGTGTCTGATCGAACAAAAACCCTGGGCGTAATTCTTCCGGTTTATTACCTCCCCTGTATATTCTCCGCATTATTTCTGAAAACTCTTCATCGGATGGGTTTAGCCCTATGAACCCGATCATTTTGTTTCTGACAAGTATCTCAGCAAAATAATCTGCATCTTCTATGACCTGCATGGGAGCAAGTCCGCGCATCTTAAAACCAAGGTTGCCAAGCCTTAACCCAGCGGCAATCCCTCCTTTTATATTTTTCATAGAATTGGTTCGTCCAATTTCATATGGCCGTCATGGCGTGGTCCTATTTGATTACCATTTTCATCAAGGCCAGTGCGGATCCCGCCCATCCACGTCCAGGGTTCTTCTCTGAGTTTCTTCATTTTTGCTTCTCCGTAGGCAGCTCTTGAATTCATTAAGTTTGGCTTATCCCAGTAATTTTCTACTGAAAATTTAACGGACGGCATTGTGTCAACGTTGTAAAACTGAAAAAACATAAACGGCATTCCTTTTGGAAAAATGACAGGCTTTCCGATTGTTGTAATTTTCCAGTTCATATTGAATTCGTCTGGCCACCAATCACTTGGAATATTTGCAGTAAGTGGGACAGCTCCATCAACAAAATAATTTGGAGCTCCCGACACCCAAGTGTGAACTCCTGGTGGAGTACTGATAGTCCAGCCTGTAGTGAATGACATTATCCCCACTATGCTTGGCATAACGATAGCTTTTTCGTAGGTCTCTCCATCGATGCTAAATGTTGCCATTTCGCCGGAGAGCACCCGTGGAACAGAGAGCCCACCGTCCCACTGCAAAACAACTTCCTCTTGCAGGATCATTTCCCATCCAGCAGTATTTGCCTCAGTCAACGGCAAGCACTTGTAGGCATGTTTATTATACGTATCGTCCATCCAGTCGCGACGGACTTGAGATTGCCTAATTAGCGGTGGATTCTGATGAGTGCGAGTTAATTTTATATCCACTTTAACCCCATTTTACAGACGAAACCTGTTTATTCTCTACTGCGGGCAACTCATTTTTTGATGAGCTGACATTTTCTCCGTATCCGCTCGATTTATGGTTGCGGTCATTGTAGTCATACATGGTCACAACTGAATACTTTGTCCCTTTCGACACGGGCAAAGATGAGTGAGCATAAATGAAGTCAGATGGATGCATAATTAAGTCACCTTTTTCTGGGGTGAACTTTATATCCTGATAAGGCATCAGATATTCGCCACCTTCGTAGTCATCGTTTATGTATCCGATAGTAGATACAGCACAGCTATAGGAGAAGCCAGAATCAGCATGAACGGAAAAGTGCTGCCCTTCGTTGTATTTTACAAAATTCGTTGCTTCTTCGTATTCGAGACTCAAATTGTACAACCCGGAATAATGAGAAACGCATTCCCTTACCCCCATAATTACTTCTTTGTAAATCAACTCAAGATCTGCGAATTGCTCACTTTCGATCGGCATATCACCTTGACGTAGCTTGAAGTCAAAGCAATCTCTATAGTCCTTCATTATTGATTGATCGCCGACCATCGCTTGATTCCACTTGTAACGGGCATTATCGCTGTGCTCTAATATTTTTTCAAGACGCTCTACAAATTGAGAATTTTGTGGCCAAACATTTTTATAAAGAACAATTCCTGCGTTGGCGTGACCAATGTATCCTGCTATATCCATTTTAATTTCTCCCTACTTTTGTGATTGTATAAAAAGATGGCGTTGTCCATCTAACGCCTGATTGTATTTCTCGGACCCCATGGAGGTAATTAACATCTCCTGGGTGGGCGACCGCAATGCCAGCAGAAATCGGTATTTCGAAATTATACTCCGGGTAATATATCTGCCCACCAACAAAATCTTCATTCCAATAAATGATTGAATTTAGATCATAGGTTGGGAATGGGTTTGGGTCTCCGTTGTTTAATTGCTTATCAGCGTGAGGAGACTGCGAGTTTCCGGGAAGCCAACGTATCAATACTGGGGGCCTACACGAAACTTCAACATTGTATTTTCCGGAAATAGCATCTGCCATTTTGAGAATATATTTATTTATGATAGCAAAAATATCGGGGGCAATTCTCTGTAGAATATCGCCGCTGCACATTCTGTCCCGCCAGTATGACGAATCGTATATGCATATCCCATCTTCGTTGAATTCATCATCTTTTCCATTTTCCCATTGATCTATGGTAGGGAAAAAATTATTCATTGTCTCTAAATCTTGTTTTTCTATAAATTCTTTAATAATTAATATATTATTTAGAGTTTTCCCAAAATGTCCGTAGCCGACTAGTGACTGCTCCATGTCTGACGTATCCTGGTGTTTCATACTGCATGATGTTATCAAACCACCAGCGGAGGCGCTCCCTGTTCACGATAAAGTTGAATGTATTAAAAATCTTCCGTAGATGATACTGGGGGCAAGAATCGTGGATTAATTTTGTTGATCGACTCCTCCGGGAGTAGCCGCCAAATCTTTTCCGGATTAGCAACCCGCAACCACCAGTCTGGATATATTTCATTAACAAGAGTCAAGGCCACCGACCTTGCGCTGACCCAAAAAGATGTCATAGTCAGACGCTCGCCACTTATTAATTTAGTGACCCCATGACGATAAAGATGGCTTGCGGGAAAAATAACCGCCGACCCAGCCTTAACCTTCAGCCTAGTACGTTGCTTGTCAAAGAATATTTCCCCGCCCTCATACTCGTCCGTTAGATAAACTACTGCGCCGACATCATTTAAGTGTTCTGAAACTCCAACAGGTGGAGGTTCGTGACCGCGTTTCTCGAGTATCAACTCGCCGTCAGATTTGCCGCTGTCGTTATGCATTCCAAGAGAGTCACCAATCATCCATCTATTGAAAGACATATTTAGTGGAAGAAGAAAAAGCTGTCCAAAAGATTTTTCAATTTCTATTAATAATCTTTCTTTTATAAGTCTATCTGCGATGATGAGGGACGCATCTGCGGAACCAGCGAGAGTGTAGTGCTGCCTCGAGTCATTATCTTCCCTGCCGGGGTGAACGACCCAAGCGCTCTTGTTGAGAAGCCGATCCACCAGATCTATGCGTTCACTCTCCGATAATATGTTTTCTATTACGTACATCGGTGGAATAGGAAGATTATTGAACTGACTTATGTCTATATCTGGAATATTGTTAAACTCGGTCATTTTAATTTTCTCCAGAGCGTAATGATAACTTAATTTGACTATCTATCCATAAACACTTTGTCGATGCGGAACGCTTACCGTAATACGCTGATTTAAAGTGATCGAAGTAAATCGTTGGTCACTTCTACGTTAGTAAAAAACTCAGCAAAGTGTATATGGTCATGAACGCCGGGATGCCCAAGGTCGCTACCTATGTCCCATAACTCATTTTGTTCATCGGACTGAGGTTCATGCCTGCAAAAAAGTTCATTATCAAGGCCGAATTGCTCGAATGGCCGTGCGCCGTGTTGGCGAAAATCCCGAATCCACTGGTATGTCTCTCTTGCCCTTGATCCTGTGCTTACAATATATCCATCTCTGCCCCTAGGTAGCTGATCCTTGTAGCATTCGTAGTTCAGGTTGCGGAATACCTCCTGGCCTCCCCCTTGCCACGTACTGAACACAAACTCTATATCGGCAAGTTTTAAGCCAGCCACAAGTGCGTCAAGTAACAGAAAATTTTGCCATGCTGCTGTTTCCGCAGCCAATTCGTAGGAACGGCCGTTCAGGTCGGTAATTTTGTATGTCACATATTCGTTTCCTGGTGACCACATCTTGTACTCCCCTTCGGAGAACGGGATATCCCATGGACTTAAACCAATACTTCCGTCAATGTTGGAAACTGGCCCAAAGTATCGATACATTTCTGGAAATAGACCATAGACAATTTTTGGTCGACTTTCCTTCTTAATGTTACTTAGAAGAAACAGTAAATGAGACGCACTGTATGACGTTGCCGCGCCAGGCATCCCCGCATTAAGAACCTTCATTCCGGTGGATTTTTTAATAATATTTGGCCATGCAAACTTATTGGGTACGCCACTTCCGTATGTAAAAGAACACCCTATCGCAATTGCATCATGGGAGCCATTCTGGACTTCCAAAATAGGGTCAATGTGTTCCGAGTGTTCACGCAGTCCAGCCTCATCTCTTTTATCCCAAAATTCTTTACTTGGCGTATTTCTCTTATAGAAAGACCGATGCCGTGGAAGGGCAGCTAATGACTCCTGGTAACCACCAGATGGCAGGGGGTGTACACGAAGTGTGGGTGGCTGCGGATGCTCGTCTTGCCCGAGCACATAACGACCCTTAATTTCTGGTTTGTCAGCTAT